TTCTCACTCTGAATAGAGTAAGACATTCTTTGATAGTAATCGTTATCACCAGTTACCTGATAATCTTCATCGAGTTTTCCAATGTCATTGCTCCATCCTTTGATAAAGGTAGACGTTGAATCAATTTCAAAACGACCAACCTTGGATGTAATATTCTCAATTGTACACTTAGCACCAGTTACAGAACCAGTAAGAGTATCACCATTCTTAATTGGTGTGGTTCCAGTGATGTTCAGTTTTCCAGTTAGAGAATTAAAGCTACTTACAACAAGATTGGTAGATCCAACAACTAAAAGGTCATTGAGATAGAGGGACTCACCTGGTTCAAATACAGAAGTTTCTTTGTTTACTCTAAACTCGGGGAGATTATCTTTTTTAACAACATTGGCAAATAATCCTGGATTTGTAATAGCAATCCCTGTATTTGTGGTTACAAGACTACTCAGATTATAAGTAAGTTTGTTTGGATTAACACTGCTATCGAAAGAAGTGACAGTGAAGAATTGATATCCATAGTCGGAGGAATTATGTCCATCACCTGTAGTAGATGCTAGTCCAATTCCTTCAACAAATACTTCATCACCAGCTGTAAATGGTGCTGTACTAAATCCTAGGATTGGTGTGGAGATGCTCAGAGTAACAATATTGTCTGTACTAGAAGCAACACTAACAACGGAAACTCCATTGTCATTATTAACTGCTACAGCACGATATACAACATCATCTTTAAGACCGACTGGATTTCTATCGATTCTGATACCAGCTGTCTCTACACCATTAACAAGAGTCGTTGGACTTACAGCATTTCCAGAAAGTTCAGTAGATCCTTGGAAATCAGGAACGATGTTATCTGTAGATGGATCATATAGAACAAGACTTGGTGGGGTAAGGTAGTTTTTACCACCAGAGATAACAGTAATAGAATTCAGGGTTTCATAATTTCTAACTGAAAGTTCATTTGGAACATTAGCAGTTGGAGTGAGAGTTTTATCAGATGGATAAGAGAATCCAGGTGTCAAAAGTCTTACAGACTCTAACTTACCAATAGTATCTGAATTCAGTCTCAATACTGCATCAGATCCATATGTGGAAGTGATGCTAGAAATATTGGGGACGGATTTATATCCCAATCCACCAAAGATAATTTTGACATCTTCGATAGAACCAGTGGCACTAGTAGAAGTTGTATTGTATTCGATAGAGTCACACTCAGAAGCAGTATATGATGATCTCTCAACAACGTCAGAAAGATTTACATCAAATGTCGTGCTAGTTACTCCAGTAATATTATAAGTTCCATTGTATCTGCTATTGGAGTATCTAATTTCATTATATCCAGTAACATCAGTATCAGCAGTGCTAATAAATCCACCTTTATCAAGGTTGTAATAAAGGATAGATGGGAATACCGAAGAGAATCCAACAGTTGCTCCAGCACCAGATGTTCCATTAGTACCAAAAGGTGATACTAAGAAATTAGTTGTCTGTCCAGTAGAAACAACAGCATTGTCAAAGTCGTTATCGTAATATACTTTGAAATTATACCCAGAAAGACTTGGATCTTCTAAGTTGAAGACCACATCATTATTCTTGAATACTTCAAGTGGTGGATTGACTAAAGAAAGTGTCTGAGAGGTTCCACCAACGGAAGTCAAGTTAACGAATGTTGGTGGAGAGGAAACAGCATCCTTTCTAGTTTCTGTCAGTCTGAAGTTATCCTTATCAATTACGTATACGTAGAAGGTTCCAGTAGAAAGTCCACCGATAACTTCACTTGCTTCATAGTAAACCTTGTCACCAGTAGAATACTCATGATTTGTTTTCGTAATAATATTTGTACTCGTGTTAATTCCAGTGGAACTGATAGCAACTGGGTTAACAAGAATTCTTTCCTCAACAACTTTAATAATAACTGTTGAAGCAGCACCAACACCTGTGCTAAGACCAGGATTTACAGTAAGTTGAACTATATCACCATTTGTAAGACCATGAGTTTCACCAGTAGAAACAGTTGCCGAAATTTTCTTAACATCTGCAGTTACCTGACTGTATACAGAGGCAAACTGATAGTCATACAAATTAGTGTATGAAACATCTCTGAAATAAACCTGATCACCATTAAGAACAGTCGCAATACCGATTGTGTCCTTAGAGGTCTTAATAGCATAGACCTGACTTGGCATGTAGAACACAGTTCCAGTAGGACTTGTAGAAACTCCAATAGAAGTCGTTCCAAGACCAACGGAATAAGAAAGTTGCTGATTGGTTACGAATGGGTGATCCTTGAGGTAAATATTCTGGGTAAGAATGCTTCTCTCGGTAGTGATTCCATTGAACTGATAGGATCTTGTTGTGGAAAAACCAGCAGTTATTCCAATACCAACAGTTTCAAATGGGTTGAAGTATACCGTTTGCTGTTCCTTAGAATCAAAGTAAGGTGTTTCTAGAGATACGGTAAATCTTTGTGGGAGATAAGTGACTGTTTCTGTAGCAGTGTGCGCTACTCCACCACTAGCAGTTTCAGATGGGAATCTCTGAACTCTAATTATACCATCAGCAGAGAAAACATTCAGGACACCAAATGTTTCATTAGAAACTTTTACCGAACTTCCAATGGAAACGGGAAGGATCGAGACCGTGATGTCTGTAGTCATTCCACTGACACCAGTGGTTCCCATCCCAACAATTAATTTTGCATTTGGAAGATCTGTATTAATAATGTGAGATCCATCAAGATTCTCTACGAAAGTAGAAAGTCCAGTGATTTGAACAATATCATTGTTGTTCAAATCAAAGTTTGGACTAATAGAAAACTCTACAGTCTTGTTATCTTTCCAAGTTACAATGGCATTCTCATATACTGTTTCTGTAGAAGAAACACTGACGATGGATCTACCACCAATTTTAGATACTTGAGCAGCAAGCCCAGTTCCAGTTTCAGTTTCACCGAAGTTTAAGTTATCACCAACAGCATATCTCGCATTTCCTGTAGAAGCAACACTAATAGAATCTACAGACCCAGACCTAACGACATCAACAACGGCATCTTGGGAGAATACTTTATATGGTTCAATAGCAAAGTCATAAGATGCTCCTTCCTGAGCAATCTTTTGTGGGAAAGTATTTCTAATCAGTTGAGAGTTGTTGAAATCATAATTTTGGTCAATAGAAGCTGCGGGATCTACATTTTCAGGAATACTCTTAGATCTGTAGGAGTTTCCAACAAAGAATGGGAATTGTGGACTACCATTTGCGTCAATGGTAGCAAAGTACGCATAGATTCCCTGTGGGAATTCATTAGTGATCGTATATCTTCCATTAAACTCATCAAGATCACCAACGTTGGTGAATCTATAATCATCAACAAAGAATCCTAGTGGGAAAGTTGTGGCATTTGGTCTATTCGTAATATAAGAAGCACTTGATGTGTATCCAGACCCAACTCTCTTAATACCACTTTGAATATTTTCTGGGTTATTGTATCCATAAGATCCGTAGATTGGATTTCCATCATATGCCCATCCAATAATAGGAGAGTGGAATGCTCCTGTATCACCAAAAGCATTTCTTAAAGTTGAACCATATCCAATGGCAGCATACTCAAGACCCTGATCTGGAGTTGGAAATACAACCTCTCCACCATTATCATTAATCTTGGCAAACTTGTTGACACCCAAACGTCTCACGAAACCGTTCAGGATTGCCCCAGAACCCACCGAATTTGCCTTAATGGTGGTTGTGTTCGTATCGTAGTTTAAACCCTTGGAGAGGACGACTACAGAGGTCACTACACCAGCATTGTTAATCAGTGCTCTAAGTCTTGCTCCAGTTCCAGTTGTGCCAGTTCCTACTGGGTTAGAGTTAACTACTAATTCTGGTGGAGAAGTATATCCAGAACCACCACTCAGAACGAATACGTTGTCAATTCTTCCATTCAGAATTACAGGTCTTACTTCAGCACCAGTTCCACTGTTAACGATGATTTGAGGTGTTCTTTGGAAATTCAGAATCTCAGATCCGTAGTCAGTACCTTCATTGTAGAGATAAGCATCTACAATTGGTCCACGAACAACTGGAGTAGCAGTAAAGGTTCCCTCTGTCTGTTGTGTGGTTACTGCTTTGATGGTTACGGTGATTTCTGGATACTTAAAGATATGACTTCCTACACCTACAGATCCAAAGGAAGCATACTTATTTCTATTGAAGTCGGAAAGATTGGTTCCACCAATTCCAGCATTGGCAAGTCTAAACTCATTGTTAGAAACAGTCAATACTTTGTACTGAACTGTTGTAGAAAGTCCAGAAATAGCAGTATCAAAGTATTCGTACTCTACAAAGTCACCATTAGTAAAGTTATGATTATCAAAGACAATGGTATCATTTGCTGTATTGATACCTGTTGACTGAACAATGAGTTTTCTATTAGAATATCCTTGTCCAGGGTTAAGGACATTAAGCCTATCAATTTTAAGCTTCTTATTAGTAGTTCTGAACTTCATCAGTCCAGCATTATTCTCAGTAGTAATACCAATAGTATTAATACCTAACTGAGAATCCAGTTTTGTATTATGGATCTGAATAGTGCTACTATTGATGAACTTAGAATAGTAGATATTACCAGTTTGAAGAGTTAGACCTTGAATAGCATCGTTAGATGTGTTTGTAGCAATACCAAGACCAGCATTACCTAATGCGTTGTATACAATAGGATCTCCAGTTTGGAAATTGTGTTGAGTGTCAAAAGTAATTGTATTGGCAGAGACATCAACACCACCACCTTCAGCAAGAGTATTGGCATTGAAGAAAACTTCTCTAAACTCAGAAGCAAGAGTTGCTGATGCTGTAGCACCTTCACCATTACCACCAGCAATGTTAATAGAAATTACTTCTTCAATGTCAAAATTTACTGGATCAACGAGAATGTCAGTAAAAGATCCCTCAACAACTGGTTGTACAAGAGCTGTTGTACCAGATGAGACAGATGGATTTCCAACAATTACTCTTGGAGCATTTGCTGCATCGTAGTTAGATCCACCAGTAAATACTTCCACTCTATCAAGTGGACCGTAGAATACGGAATCATCAACTTTGTAGTTGGCAACTTCAACACCATTGATGAGAATACCAGTTGTTCCTGGTTGAGTTAAATCTCTTTCACCAGTTTTAATATCTTGAGAAAGGGGAAACTTCTTCAGAAGTTTTTGTGGTTGGATAGAACCTTCTCTTTGTTCAGCAAGAATGAAGGAGTGTGGACCACTATTGGATGGATTAAACTTAACATAAGATCCAGCTGCTAAGAAAGATCTAGAAAGAGCAAGTTTAATTCTGTTGTTATTTGGTGCTGGTTGTACTTCAACAAAGTAACTTCCAGTATTTAATCCGACAATAGGAGAAGCACCATCCAGTGGTTGGTAAAATACTTCATCACCACTGAAAAATGGAACAATGTTCTGGAAAGAAATTGTATCGTAAGAAAGAGTGTTAGAATCATAATTTTGAATAGCACCACTTGCCGTAGATGCTACAGAAATTTTAGATTCTGTTGTTACTGGTCTAATTACGTAAGATGGTAAAGAGTTGGAAGCAACATATCCATACTCATTATTTTCAACGTAAGTGTTTAGTACATCAGAAGAAAGAACATTATTGCCAGAAGACAGTGGAGCACCAACAGAAGATGCCTTATTAATTCTCTTTCGGATATCATAGAATCCAAGTGGATTTACTCCAGAGTAATCCCCAGATCCAAGTGTTACCGCATTGTTTGTTAGGTTTACACTAACAACTTTAAGATTAGACGCAGCAATAGTTTGACTGGATCTTTCTACAACATCAACAAAGTCACCAGCTTTCAAACTAGATCTATCAATAGTGGAAGAGAGATTAAAAGTAGATCCACTGAAAGAACTTACAAAGTATCTTGCGGAAGTATTGTAAATCCAGGAGTTGAAGAAGATTTTTCTGTAAGACTCATCTTCCTGATCATTGGAAATAACCTGACCAAGATTTTTAACAGAGATTAAAGAATCTTCTACAGAAGAGAAAATATCTTCAGATTGCTTGAACTCACTTAAAACACCAGTTATGACAAATCTAACCTGTCTTGTCAGGTCGTTTTCTTCAAAGGCATATACCTCAAGATCCTGTGTGATTACAGTTCTTGGACTGATGTTTTGGGTTAATCCATTACACCCAATGAATTGAGTGATAGTTTTATCTGTGTAGGTGATAGTGTCATCACCAATAACAAATGATCCAGACTCTGGGAATCCAATAGTAGAATCTACGGTGATTACATCAGAACCAGCAGAGTGACTACCAATAGTAAAACTACTTCCAGGGATATTAAATTTACCTTCGATCAAACTTTCGTCACCGAATCCAGTGAACAGAGAGATCTTATAGTATGTCTGTACACCAATATCCTCAGAAGTTCCTCTAGTAAAGATCTCTACTTCGGAAATTGGTCCACTAGCAGCACCAATATTGTTGATTGGTTGAGCATCTTGGAATAATGTTGTGCCAGAAATTAGAGCAGGATTGCCACTGATGAGTCTTGCGACTATAACTTCTCTACGTACATATTCTGCATATGATGGTTTTGCCAAAAATTGCTCAAGGTCAATTACCTTAGAGTCAACACCATACAGAACTTTTAACAGAATCTTGATAGATTCTTCCGTACCTTTGCTCTCATATAAACTTCTAGATTCTTTAATGAAGTTATTTACATCAAGACTAGACGCAAGTGTAGTATCCTCTAATCCAGGTGTGTATAACTTTTTAAGTTTTTTATAAAATTCTTTAAGAAAGAGCGCACTAAGATTCTGTACAGAGGTTCCAGATGTGTGAGTATCTGCTACAGACTCGGAAAATACTAATTCTTCTGGATTATTTGGAGCATGATATGAGGTAATACCAGAAAAACCACGCACACAACCCGTAAAAGAGTTGGTTGTTAATCCAGTATACGTAATAATTTCATTATCTAACTTAATTAATCCGTATTCTTGCGGAAATCCTTTTGTATTGGTTACAAAAATTTCCGTATCTGTGGTAGAAATGCCAGCAGTCACCGTAGACATGCCAGCAATAATGTCTGGAGTTAAACTATCTAATTTAAGATACGAATCAATATTCTCAGCAATATCAACTGGTCCACCAGCAAATTCTTGAGAAGTGTAATAAGATCTTAAAAAATCCACTACAAGTGGATTTTCGTCTTTAATAAATTCGGGAAGTTGATTGTCTACAACTTGCTGAATCTTAACTCTGGAATCAAAGACAGAATTAGTGTTTATCATTTCCTACTTAATTGTCCGTTGGTATAACTGGATGCGACAGGGAATCCAACCCCCGAGATTTGTTCACCAGATGTAATAGTGTCTCTTGCCATATTTATGGTGCTATTAGAGATATCTAATTGCAAATACAAGTCCTTGAGACCGATTACGTCGTTAGATTCTGGGACTGCTTGAATTTCAATAATGGAGTTTGGTTTGACTGTAGATGTTATATTAACGGTGTTGATCAATATTTCACCTTTAACATAGTCGATAGTTCCAGCAGCAGGCACAATAACAATTGGACCAGTATCAGATTCTTTTACAATCGCAATTGTTCCCGTTTCCATATCGGCATTTGGAACATCTGTAAAATAAAGAAGATCTGAAGAACCTTGTACAGTGAATCCAGTGCTCTTAATGTTGTATCCCTCAGAGACTACATGGAACTTGTTTCCATAACAGATCTCATACTGTGTAAACTGGTTTACAAGTGCCTTCAAGTCCCTTCTAATGACCACTCTGGTGATGTTTGATGTAATTGCCGTATTCGTATCGTCAATGACCTTTACTGCTTTACTGTATTTGAATCTTCCACCAAAAGCATTGAGGTCAACAGAATCAGAGTAGGTGTTTAGACTTGAAATAACATCAGTTCTAAGTTGTTTAGCATCAGACACCTGACTCGCATTGTAAAATACGGTAGAATAGAGTTCAATATACAGAAGTTTGAGATCCTCAATTCTTTGGTTCACACCAGCAACAGAATATTGCTTTAGATCACTCAAAATTTGAGATTTTGTAAAATCTGACAAGAATGTACCATTTTTTGGTTTAATACTTAGAACGACAGTTCCAAATTCGGGTGGATCCAGTTCTTCACCACCAACTACAGATACAGATTCAGTATCTGGGTAAATTCTTTGGATAATTGCCTCATAATCCTTAGCAGTAACAGCTCTATACTGTGAAGAGTATAATCTAGGAGCAAAATACTTTACAGACTCCAATGGTTCGATATCTGAACCATCAACTGCAGATTGATTAGTCGTTACTGAGACAGTATTTGATGGAAGGAACGAAGCACCAAGACTATTTGATACAGATCCAGAGAAACTGAAGTTATTTGGACCATTTCCAGATTCACCGTCACAAATAATGTAACTTACATCGACAATAGCCTGGTCTTCTAACTTTTTACCAAAAATACCATCACCGAATAGAAGTTCGTACCTTTCGTCGGCAACTTCTTGAATTAAGTATATCTCAGACAGTGCCGAAACGTTAATAATGTTTTCTACTTGATTATATGTTCTACCTACAGTCTCCTGAGGACCTTTTACAGTAACTCTGATTGATGTTGTATCGATTCCAGGGTTATCAAGGATAAACCTCTGATCAACTGATCCATTGACCTGGAAAGTCCTTCTAAGCAGAGTACCCTCGTAGATATCAATACTACTAAATGATGCCCTTCTAGGACCATTTCCGTTAACATCTGCTCCAGTAAGAACCGTAGCAGATGTAATCTCTTCAGGGATGGAAAATACAACAGAAGTGTTATTGGCAGCACCAACACAAACAAGACCTTTGTTAAGAGTTACTGTGGGACTTGTTCCTGTGAACTCAATATTAAAACTTACTTGCGCTTTTGCCGATTTCCTTGATTTTGGAACATATCCAATGTTTCTAGCAAGAGAGACTACGTTCTCTCTTAAAGTGGCAGAGTCAATGAATGACTCATTAACTACCATGTTGGAGTTAAATGCCGTAATATAGGTATTATATGCTAGAGTATCAATCAGGACAGCAAAATTCGATCCTTCAAAGTCAAAATCAGTGAAGTTTGAGTTTGCTCTCAGATAGGACTTAATAGATTCCTTAATCTGACTGAAATCTAAATTTGTAAACTTAGTTAATGGCATTTATCTCGTTACCTCAAGTATGAAAGAGATATTTTGTGATGGTAAAGACTGTCCAATGATATCAAATACTATAGTTGCTTCAAAAGTATTGTTATCTGGTCTTGGAATTACCTCTACAGTTAAATTCGCAACTCTCTGCTCATAATTTAAGATAACTTCTTCAATTTGTTCTGCGATAATGCTAGCAGTACCGTAGTCACAGAAGTCAAATAGTGTATTTCTGACATCAGAACCCAAATCTGGATTAAAAAACCTCTCTGTAGGGATAGTTTCCACTAAATTCCGCACTGAACGTGCAATCGCACGTTCATTTACAAGTACAGGGAGGTCTTTTGTAATTGGATGGGGCACAAAAGACAAAGAAATGTCTTTAAATGCCCTAGATTTGCGGGTTGAAGCCATGAAAAGGCATGATTTTAGACCATAAACCTATTTATTAGGTTTTCCATAACTTGGCTCAGTGCCATATTCCCAATCATCATAGTCTTCGTCAT